CATTAACATGTAAAACTGCCAGAGTGTTTCTACTTCAAATTCATGAAAAGTTTCTTTATCAATAACTAGTGTAGGGATAGTTGAGTGCTCCGCTGGTGCAATTAAAAAACAATTTTCTTGGGATTCCAATGCTTGTGCTATAGGTGAATCTATCCTGGTAGTGATTCCTATTATAAGGTCTGCCATTGACGCATATTCTTTTGTCCATGTTTCGTGCCAACGACTGTCTCCGCCTAGTGCAGACATATGAACACACTCAGGTGCAAAACAAAATTTATTTAAATGTCTTGACATATCACTTGCGGCATGTTTTGCAATAGCAAGGTTACCGCCATTACCAAGAACAGCAATAGTTGATGCTGATTTTACTTTGTCTATTAATATTTTAGGAATAATCATGTGTATACTTATAACAGTTTTGACTCAACTGTTGAAATATCCGACGGAACATCAACTGCGTGAGTACGATGAGGAAATTCAAAAGGAACAACAGGAACCGCACCAATGAATCCAAACGTGTCTAAACCTTTCCAGGCTTCTACTAATCGCATATCTAACGTATGAAAATTAGCAATAGTACTATGATCATAAACATAGACGCCAGCAATACCTTTAAGATTAGATGAAATAACTTCCGGTATTCTTGATAGACCTATTACGCTATTATTATTAATAACAGCTTTAACAATATTTTGATCGCTAATATCAGTATAGTCTAGATCATATACAGCCTGAGTCATCTGATGTTTGTTATCAACAGTAAATTTAATCATATCATCTAGCATCTTAGCAGTAACACAAGGTTCATCACCTTGCAAGTTAATAATATAATCACAATCAATTTGTTGAGCTACATAACCAACACGATGTGTACAAGAGGGAAATGACGGAGTTCTAATTACATTGTAACCTTCTGCTGTTACTACTTGTTCTATTTCATCGTTTTCTGTTGCTACTATAATGTTATCGATTATTGATGATTGTTTTGCAGTGTCACAGCAACGAAGAACAAGTTCTCTTCCTAAGATCTTTTTTAAGGGTTTACCAGGAAATCTTGATGATTCCATTCTGGCTGGTATTATACAGGTAATATTCATAACGCATTAATTATAGACTTGTACCAATAGAAGTCTTTAAATTTTTCTAGTTCTTTACGGAATTCATTATGCTGATCCTTAAAGTTGTCAAAGTATAGTTCGTGTCCAGGACTAACATAGTGGACATGAAAATGTTTTTTAACATTGATAATTTGACTGAACCATTCAATGGTTGGCGCTAAATCGTATACATTGTGTCCACCCAGTGTGTACGAACATTCAATGGCTACATTTAATTCTTTATGTACTTTTAATATATTTTTAGAAACCTGATCCCAATCTAACCTTTCTCTAATACGATTAAAATTTTCTCCAATGGCATCTATACTAAACCCTAGTGTAACGTATCTTTGTTTTTTCCATAATTTAATAGTTTCTTTAGATGGATAACAACTTCCATTGGTATTGTAATAAACAGTAGTATTAGATATTCTTCTAAGTAATGTTAAATGTTCATCAGTTAATAGTGGTTCTCCTCCATTAAAATAAACAAGTTCAATGTTTGATAAGTCTAACCCTTCTAGATGATTGTGATTTGTTTTTACAATGTCTTTTATTTCCCAGGAGCCGGTTTCTGTTGCCCAAATACTAGAGAATGTTGGATTGCATATTATACATTTTGCATTACAAATTGGAAGAACATTATAGTCTATTGCAATTAACGAGTTGTTTTTGTTTTCAGGATAGTTATCATTACTAACTATTCTACGACTTTCTCCCCCTTTTTCCTCTAGTTTCCAACACTGATGACATGCAGGATGTTTTATTCCGTTTTTTAAATCGTTTCTTATTTCTACTAGATGTGGATCATTGTAAAAATCAATTGGTTTATTGCTTGGTGCAGAGTTGTCTGAAATACAACAGGGAGCAACTGCATGTGTGCCATTAGGGTATCGTTGTATATAAATTCCGCCCGTAGCTAAGGCACAGTTAATTGGTTTCATATGTTTATATATCTTAGTTTTTCTGAAGACTAGTTCTTTTTACGTCCATCACAGTGTGCTTTCTGTGAGAAACCTTTTGGATTGTTACAGTTGATTGACTTCTTATACTTTTCTGACCATGCTTCTTCTACAGTCTCTTCATCTTCCCAATCACATGTATCACTTACTTCGCAGTAGATAGCATCAAGTGCTCGTTTAACTTTATCTAAACTATCTTCATCTGCTTGATACTTGATACCAATACCGCCTGCGGCTATCCAAGCTCTAACGTTTGAGCCTTTGTCATCAATTAATATATTAGGAACACCGTTAGTAACAGCGTGTTGTGGCTTGTTAGATGTTATTTCAATTGTCTGTGGTTGTGGATTCAAATTGCCTTTGATCCAAACACGTTTCCAGTATTCAGTATTTTCAAAATCTCCTCTGAGAGGACTTGAACAAATGCTGTAACTACCTGCATAACTTATTGCTAGTTTGACCAAAGCATTAGTTGTTGGAAACTTAGGTAGTCTACCAAAGAAATCTGTACCTGCTATGCTGTCAAGTATTGGATCTACTTTAGCCGGAGGTATGTCTCTATATGTTTTTACATTAGCAAGTTTAGCATATTCAGCAAAGAAATCAGCAAGAACTCCATCCATGTCTAGATAGATAGTGCTGTTACGTTTTGCTTTTCTTGTAAACTCGTCTGCTCTCATTAGCCCATGTGCTTAAACATTTCTATCTGTCTAAGTCTCTTTTCTGCGTCTGCTTTGCTTGTGTAAGTACCAAACTTACGTTTACCATTCTTACTGTAAACTGTATACTTGTTACCTTCTTTGCGGATTGATTCATCTAAATCTTCAATATCTTCTTTCATTGTATTTTTAAAGATATCAATAATTTTACTTTGATTAGGATGCCCTTGGATTGTTCTTAAGATGTTTTTAATTTCTTGTGTTGCTTCTTCTTTAGCACCTGCTGACGTCATGTCTTTAGCTTTATAAATTTGACGAGCAAGATCATATGCGTCTTTGGCAGTGTCCTGTGCTGACACTTGAGGTGTTGATAGTGCAAGAGCTAAGGCTGTAATTAAACTTACAATAGGAAGTTTCCCATCATACAGTTCCTTGCCTTCTGTGACTAGTCCAAGATTGTATGCTTTGTTTGCTGATGTGTTTTTAGCCGCTGTTTTATGTGCTAGTGGTGGACGATTTTTCTTGTCCAACTTCATACCTAGTTTGGCCGCTTGACGCTGAGTTTCGCCTGGCTTAACATCAGGTGTAGTATTCTGTTTTGTTATGATGCCAACACCGGCCTCTGTAATGTCATTTAAAAGCATAATTCATACCATATTTTATATAGTATATATTTATCGCTTTTATTTTTTCTTACGGGGTTTCTTTTTGCTTGAGCCGATACTTGTTGCCTGAGCTGTTTTAGTTTCAGCAATGATTTCTTTTTTCTCATCAGCATTTTTTACGATACTAACTGTGCTTGGAGTTTTTTCATACTCTGCTCTAATGGCCGCATCATTTTCATGACAGAAGTTAAAGTGTCCTGTGTGTTTCAATAGTACACGACTGTCGATCCAAATCTTGCCGCCTAGGTCTCTCCAGTTTTCACAGAATGTCCAGTCTTCTGAATAGTATCTATTTTCTCTAACTGCTGAGTCAAAGAATGTATACATGTGCTTGTCTAGCTCTTTAGGTAAGCCAATGTCATTGTTAAAAGGTTTAACAGCAGGATGTTTTTTAATTTCTTCAAACACATGACTCTTAATACACATAAAGCCAGTACCTGCTTTTGAAACTTCAATTAAGTAGTCGTCGCCTGCTTTAGTTGCTTCACCGTCTACACCGTTAACTACCCATTTGAGAGGCAGTGACTTCATTGGATATAGTCCACATACAACGTCTTTGTCATGATTAAGTATAGTAAGGATATGCCATGGATCAAAGCCAATGTCTGCATCAATGAAGAATAAGTGTGTGGTTGATTCGTTGTTTAAGAATCTAGCGGCTAGTGTGTTACGTCCACGACTAATTAACGATTCATTAACTAGTGTTTCAACAGTCCAATCAATGCCAAGTTCTTTTGCTTGATTAGCCCATTTAATGATGCCCATAAAGGTTTGCTCACTTACTTGACCACCATAACATGGAATACAAAAATGAACTTTAAACTGCCTTAGTCTTTCTAAGTTTAATTGAATCTGCATTGAATCTTTCCTTACTGTTGTATATGTTTATTATAACAGTATTTAATAGAAATGCAACGAGTGTGGTAAATTATTTTTTAGGAAGTTTGTTTTGATTTAATAAACTAAGTGCTTCTAGTTTGCTTTGAAATGCTTTATTACTGAATAGTTCTTCGTAAGCACCTTCGTAGTTTTGTGTACGTAACATTTGTACAAACTTAGTCATTTGTGCTACAATGTTTGCTTTAAGGCCATCTTCTGTCCACGAGCCTTGTCCGCCTGCAGGAACAATACGTTCACCTTGTACATAGTGACCGTCCATGTCTGCTTCTTCAATAGTACGCAGTTGACGTTCCATTTCTAGTGCAAGTTCAACTTTACGCATGTTAACATCCATTGGATCACGACTTTCTTTTAATGTAGTCATCATAGAACTTAGTTGTTCTACTACAGACATCTTTTTGTCAAAGATTGCTTTAACGTTTTTATCTACAGTACCGTACAGATCTTTAAGAATGTCTTTACGATTTTTATCATCTGCTTTAACATAAGCTGAACGAATTTGACTTGCTGAGTTAGCATCCTTGCCTTGTACCTTAAAAGTTACTGTAGGTGTAAGCGTAACGTAAGCATGATCAGACATATTTTTTAACTGTGCTTCATCTTTAGGCATTGGTTGCATGTAACTTGGTGTACCATCTTTTTTAGTAAAAGTAAAGCGACCTACGTCTTTTTCAGATACAGCATAAATTAATACCGTATCTTCTGGGTTGCTCACACGGCCTGTGATTTCTTCTGAGCGATACGGGCTTTTAACTTGAACAAATTTGTCTTCAGGTACTCCTAATAGTCCTGCCATCTGTTTCTTTTCTTCAAAACTAAATGGTGATGTCAGAGGAGCCTGTGAATTTGTTGACGCAATATACACTGAGTCAGCACCAAATTCTCTTACAAGAAACTGGTAACTAGCAAAGTGACCTTTGTGGAAAGGGTGGAATCTACCTGGATATATTACGATTTTGTTCATAGTCAAGTATTTATCAAATAGTCTCTAAAAGCCATATATAGAATGGAGTAGAGAAGTTAACAACAGCAGTGCCATTTATACCTAGGCTATTATATAATTGATGTTGTTCACCTGAGTGTTCATAATAAAATTTAGATTGGTCTAGTGACAAATGATTTTGCATTTCGATATCTTCAATAATAATTTTTTCAATCTTAAGAACGCTGTCTTTAACAATGTTTCCTTGATCGTCTACTTCTGTGTGTTCAGGTTTCTTATTTAATAATTCGATGCGTAGTTGATAATCGCCTTCGTTTTCTAATTCTGCGTGTTCGAGTATTAAAATATCAGCACTGACCGTTCCTTCAAATACAATTTTATCTGCAATAGTAACTCGTGCTTGGGGAGGTACGGTTTGGTAATCACCACCTAGTGTGATTGCAAATTTAACTTTTTCCATTATTAATAACTTACTGTAACTTTGTTGATAACGCCCTGTGTAAAGTCTGTAACTTTAGCACGGACCCATGTAAATCTGCCAGTGATATTTTGTACTTCGTTCCAATATTGTGCTGAACTGTCATTAGCACTAGAACCATCACCGTTAAATGTGTGTACTGTGAACCATTCTGCTGTTGCTGTTTCTGAATCAACAGTTGCTTGGATTTCAATAGTACCTAGAAAGTCTTCTGTAAAGAATGCTACACTTTGTAGTGTGCCGTGTGTTGAATAATAACCTGCGGCTTTAACTGCATCTCCGTTAAAGTCAGTAGATGAACCATCGTAGTTGCCTGAGGCAGTACCATAATCAGTTGCCGGTAATAATTGTTGACTGGTTGTTTTCATTTAAGCCTCTTGTATTTCTACTAAGACGCCAGCACCAGCAAGTTCAGTTACGATTGCTTCTAGTTGTGCTTTAGTCTCATCATTAAGAACAGGTTCTGTTGGATCTGTATCTTTGACTAATTTGCTTAATGTAATTACTAAATTTGTTGAATTAATCTTTGCCATGCAATTATTTATCACTATTTAACTATAGGTACAATTTTGCGAATAAGGTTAGGAGTCATTAATTCCAAAGCACTAATCAAACTTTCTGTTTTGAAGTCAATAAAGAAGTAGTTTCTTAATAAATTGTCGCCACGTTCCATAAAGTATTCAACAGCACGACTTGGTCTACACTCACCTTTATTGTTTGCTAAAAACGTAGTAAAATTTTCTTGTTCCTGTTCTGTTAACTCTGCTTGTTTGAAATAACAACGCAGAACACTATCTTTGTCTTGTGACTTAACTGTGTCTACAGGTCTATTTAATTTAACAGTGGTAATCTGATCAATGATAAAACCAAGATTTGTTAATTCATCACGCATAGCATATTGATTAGTATAGACATACATTGTGTCTTGTAAGATGTTTAACTTAATTTCTGTTCCTTGTTGTAAAAAGAAATCACACGCACGATGTAATTGTTCTCTAACTGTAGGTGTTATTTTGTTATACTTTGCTGTACGCCAAGAACCACCAAAGTTAATGTTACGGCTTCTTTCCCATAACGTTTCTCTTAGATCAAGTATGTCATCAATACGTTCATGATCTAAATTTCCACTTAAGGCCGCACAGTGAGGCATTGAAACCTTAAAGCAATAGTGATATTGGTTATAGAATAACTTATCGCTAGTCTTGATTCTTTGGTTTAAACTGGTCCAGGACAATGTAACCTTCTCCGTCTACAGCACCTTGCTCTGTGCTTGGTGGAAGTTGAGGTGTAGCACCTTCTATAACTAATTCATCTCGCCAGCTAATAGTTAATGCTTGACCTTCTAAGTTATCAAACAATATTTTTTTACTTAGAGGTACTTTAACTAGCTCGTCAATTTTACGTTGTAGTGGTCTTGCACCCATCTTGTCATCATAGCCAACATCAGCAATATGATTAACCAATGATTCATCAAATGATAGTGTAATGTTCTTTTCTTTAGTTGACTCTTTGAGTTCTTCTAAGAACTTAACAACAATTTTCTTAATAGCCAATGTATCAAGTTTGTCAAACTTACATATCATGTCAATACGATTACGCAGTTCAGGTTTAAAGAATTCCTTAACTGCTTTATCATCCTCACCGGTTTTGACTTGATCACCAAAGCCTACTTTAAGACTATCACTTGCTTGTGAACCCAAGTTTGATGTTAGGATAATAATACAGTTCTTAACTTTAACTTCTTTGCCGTTTTGTCCAGTAACACGTCCTTCGTCTAACATCTGTAGTAGAACGTTTGAAATGTCTGGGTGTGCTTTTTCAATTTCGTCAAACAAGATAATTGAATATGGATTCTTAGTCAAGTCTGAAATAAGTTTACCGCCACCTACATTGCCATCTTCAAAGCCTACATAGCCCGGAGGAGCACCAATTAAACTTGATAAACTGTGTCGTTCTTGGAACTCTGACATGTCATATTTTAGTAATGGCATATCTAAGTTAGAACTTAATAGTCTTGCTAGTTCTGTTTTACCAGTACCAGTTGGTCCTAAGAATAAGAAACTTGCCATTGGCTTCTTGTCTGAATTAATACCAGCAAAACTAACATATAGTTTATCTAACACTTGATCAACAACAGTTTCTTGGCCAAACAGTTTGTTTTTAACATTAAAGTCTAGTGACTTAACTTGTTTGTTTTGTTCGTTTTTAAGTCTGTCTAAAGGTATTTTAGCAATCTTAGCAACTTGTTCTAAGATTCTATTTTTATCAATTAACGCACCAGTAGAACCTTTTGCACGAGCTTTAGCACAGGCCGCATCAATTAGGTCAATTGACTTGTCTGGATTCTTACGATCGTGTATGTATCTGTCTGACATTTTAACTGCTGTATCAATAGCAGTTTGATCAACTTTAACATTGTGGAATGTTTCTAAACGATTACCTACGCCACGCAGGATTTTAAGTGTTGACGCTGTGTCTGGTTCATCAATGGCAACACGATAGAAACGTCTCATTAAAGCACGTTCTTTTTCGAATGACTCGTAGTAGTCTTCCCAAGTAGTTGAAGCAACAACTTTTAACATACCTCTTGAAATAGCAGGTTTAATCATATTACTAAAATCTACTGAACTTTGTCCACCTGAACCTGCACCTTTCATTTGGTGTGCTTCGTCAATAAACAATACACAGTTTTCTTTTGCTTCTAGTGCTTCAATAACTTCTTTAACTTTTTCTTCAAACTCACCTCTGTACTTTGACCCAGCAAGTAGTGAACCCATTTCCAATGAGTATACTTCGTGATCTTGTAAGAACTCAGGAACATTGTTGTTGTTAATCTGTAGAGCAAGTCCCTCGGCAATAGCAGTTTTACCTACACCTGGATCGCCAACTAACAACACGTTTGCTTTAAACTTCTTGGCCAATACATGAATGATATCTTCTAGTTCTTTTGAACGACCAATAACAGGTTCGATCTTATCATCTTTAGCAAGTTGAGTAAGGTTAATACAATGTTCTTCAAGTAAAGCATTTGCTTCTTTTTCACTCATCTTAGGAGTAACATCATTGTGATAGTTTTTACTCCAGAATTCAACAAATTCAACTTTGTTAATACCATACTTGAGTAAGAAGTAGTGAGCATGACTATGAGTTTCACTCATAATTGCTAGGTATAAGTCAATAGTGCTTACGCTTTTACGTCCAGAGAATAAGACCTGTGTACCAGCACGATTAAATACACGCTCTAGACCATTTGTTCTTTTAGGTGTTGCTTTGCTTTTAGTTTCAATACTGACAATAGACTTTAACCAGTCAAGCATTTCTTTTTCTAAATTAGCAACATCACAACCATAATCTTTAAGTAGATCATTAAATGGTTTAAATTGAATCAGTGCTAAAGATAGATGTTCAACAGTAACATACTTATGATGTAACTGTTTTGCTAACTTAACAGCATTATCAACTATTTGTTCAATTTCTGGATTATTCTGCATTTTATTCCTTGCTTTTTATTTTGCGTATTTATCGACCTAATTTTTGCCTTAATGTTTGTATAATATCATCGGATATATCTTCAGGCATAACTGTGTTAAGTTTAACATAAAGATCACCCTGCTGTCTATCGTTTTGAATGCCTTGTCCTTTCAAACGCAGTCTAGCATTTGGTCTTGTTTTAGGCGGTACTCTGACCATTAGTTCATCGCCGTCTATGTGTCTAACTGGCACATGTGTTCCTAAGATCAAGTCCCAAAAGTCTACATCAACCACAGTCTGTAGATCTATTTTGCTGATACGCTGAAAACGTTTGTGTGGGTGTACTCTAAATATAATATTTAGATCTTGTCCGCCCGGTGCTAATTTTGGATATCTTATAGTACTACCATCCATAACGCCCTTGGGTATTTGTATTTTAACAGCGTCTACATTGTTCCTAGACTGTACACTGACTAAACGTTCACCACCATGATAAACATCTTCTAGTGATATCCATAAACTCATTTGTACTACTGTTTGGCGAGGTTGTCTAGGATCGCCTCTATGGAAATTAAAGAACTCACTAAAGATGTCTTCCATATTATCGCCACTGCGCCATTGGAATCCACCTGGCGAAGTATGATAATCTCCTGCGAACTTATCAGGATTAGTTATACGTTCGTACGCTTCACTTACTTCTTTAAATTTAGTCTCATCACCACCTCGGTCAGGATGGTGCTTCATAGCCTGTTTCTTATAGGCTTTTTTAATTTCAGCGTCGCTGGCGTCTCTGCTAACGCCTAATACTTCATACGGATTCATACTTTACAGTATATAAGAAAAAAGGTAGATAGTCAATACCTACCTTTTATTTTGGATTACTTTTTAAGACCAAGTAACTTGAGAATACCACGGATAGTTTTAACAACCATTTTGTCCCATAGCATCTGTTTCATTGAGAATTTTTTCATGCCCATTATAATACACACCCTGCGGCAATAATAATGTTATCTAACATTTCGTTTGCCTTAGAACGAACTGCTAGGTCATCAGCGGCATCACTAATTGCTTTTGAGTGTTTTAAGTCACCCATAAGTTCTTTGTATTCGTCCTCTGATATTTCCTTGTTTTCAAACATAGCAGTGTAGTTCTCTGCTTCTTTAGCCCAGTCTGCTAGTTCTGTGTGGTTGTTACCTACCCACTCTTGTAATTCTTTCATTGCGTCCATTGTTCTCTTCTCCTTTGCTAATTCTTTTAGAACAGTAAATCCACTTTCAAAAAAGTTTGCCATTATCTAGGTTTAGCACCTACTACGTTTGTGATAATGGTTGCGTTCTTTTCAATAAGTCCAAATTTAGAAGTACAATAACCCATACTAACTTCTTTCTTATCAATGTTGTAACGATTGTCTAAGCCCCTAACAATTTCTAATAGTTCGCTTGACATTGTTATAGTTTCTTCGTTGTTTGGTATTGACTCTGAATAGTTTTTAAGTGCTAGACTGTCACCCCATAGTTTTGATACTTCAGCATTTACTTCTGGTGTGCCACACTTACGAGCACCTAGGTTAGCCTGTGTTCTAACTTGAACTGCTAACAGGTATTCGTTGTTGTCAAAACGAGCCATGTCAAAGTAGTCAATGACTCCATTAATTGTAGCACAGCCTGACATTGTCATAACTGCTAGAAATAATACTAATAGTCTTTTCATTCTTCGTCTCCTAGCATACAGATTGGAATAGGTTCCATCTTGTGTCTTGCTTTCTTTTGTATTGCTAAAAATTTAATTAAGTTTTGTTTCTTCTTACCGTCTGGGGGTGTCTCTCCGGATTCAGCATACTTCATGGCCTCTTCTAACTCTGGATATGTCATACCTAGTTGATCTTCATCATTACGTGCATCGTCCCATAACCCATCTGTAGGCTCCGCATTGATAATGTCTTCACTGACACCTAACTCTCTACCCATGTCCCATACTTCTGTTTTTAAACAGTCAGCAATAGGACTAATGTCAACACCACCATCACCGTACTTGGTATAAAAGCCTACACCAAAGTCTTCTACTCGATTACCTGTGCCTACAACAATACCATTCTTTTCTGATGCCATTTGATATAAAGTTAACATACGTAAACGACTACGACTGTTAGCAAGTCCTAGTCCATTGTCTGTTGTCCATAACTTCTCAAATGTTTCAAATGTTTCTGTTAGGTCAATAGTTTCCCAATGTACATTAGGAAAGCGTTCTATTAACTTAATACAGTGATCAATCGAACGATCATGTTGATCTTGTCGCTGTCTGATAGGCATTGATAATACATAAGTTTGTATACCAGTCATTGCACATAAGGTGCTAACCACTGCTGAATCAATACCACCACTTACTCCTACTACCAAACTTTCTATCTTGTGTTTATCAGCATAGTCTTTGATCCATAACGAGATCTTTTCTATTCTGTCTTTGGTGTTCATTTATTCAAGGTCTTTAATAATTGTTTAATAAGTTTATCTTTTGCGAGTCTGCGATCTAGTTCAATGCCATGATCACGACCAATCTTTTCTAGTGCTACTTTTGTTTTACGTTCTAAATCTGCTTTAGTCCATACTACTTTCTTAGGACCAAAGATGTTAGATAAAAATTTTCCAAACATCTAGTTACCCTCCGTAGTGTCTTTATGTATCCTTCTGTTAGTGTTATACCAACGTTGCCACTGTTGATACTTGATCTGTAGTTCTCTATATTTGCCATAGTTCACTGTTGAGTTTTCTAGTAACTCAGACATTTCTTTAGTGTCTTCTGGCAGTGGATCCAACTTCTCTGGTTCCATTAATATAGGTTCAGGTGCTTCGGGAAAGTTCATAGTTACAGGAACAGTGGTTGAAGCACAACCTTGTAATAATAAAACGAAGACTATTACTAGTATTACTATGCCTACTTGTGTTCTATCCATTATATCCACCCTCCTGCTGATAATACTAAAATAAGTATAACAACAACCAAGACAGCAATCCATTCGTGTTTTTCAAACATTATTCATTGCCCTCCATGCCTTTATTATACAGTATAATCATTTCAGGTGTTAGTTCACAGTTAGCATTTATTTCTGCTTTGAGTCTTTCTATTTCAGCTAGAGTTTCTGCTGTGTCTTCTTTGACTACAACTGTCTGTTGTTCAATAACTCTCTCAATTTGAATGTTGGCTTGACGTGACTCTTCCTCTGCTAGTTCAACCTTTTTCTGCATCTCTTCTATTCTAGCACGATATTCCATTTCAACACCTAGTCCACCATTAAAGTAAGCACCTGCTAGTAATAAAATAAAACCAATAACTCTTAAAGGAAAGTTGTATTGTTTTACAAAAGGTGTATATTTAAAAATGTGTCCAGCAAAGAACATAACAGCACCTACAATTAAAATCATAAGTGCGGCAAACTCTAGCCAGCTAGTGGGTATTAGTTGTATAAACCAAAGACTCATTACGGATTAATCCCATTTGAATAAACTGTTTTGCCATCAATCTTAGCGGCTGTCAGTGCTTTGTTTCTGTTACTACCATCTTTCTTGTAAGTAACATGCACCCAACCTGAACTTGGCTGACCTGGTGTGTAGAATTCTAAAATAACTTGATCAAACTCTAGATTATCAACAATCCACTGTGCTAGGTCACCGTTAGCAACACCTGGAACTTCAATGTCAGCGGCCTCGCCGTGACAGTGTTGACTTGTTTTACTACCACGCACTGCTTCGTTTAGCTCTGGGCAACGATAGCCTGAATTAATAACTGTAGGACCAAAGTGATCACGCACTTTTTGAACAACATTTTCAAATAATGCTTTTGCGTTCTCTAGGTGTTCACCTTCTGGAGTATTATCAATGCCTAGTCTATTTGCTGTGTCAGACTTAATAAACTCAGCCATTGTAAAGTTTTCTGATAGTTTCATGATACTTTCCTATATTAAGTTATATACGTATTTATTACTTTTGTTGTAATAGGTTGTATTCTTTTAACCAAAGTTCAGCCGCGGCCTTGTGTGCTTCTTCTAAAGGATGTAAATTCTCACTGATTTCAAAGTCATTCATCTGACTCCAAGTTAAAAACGTAGTTTCATATGGAAAACGCTGTAGTTCATTTCTGATATCATCTTGTAATTTTGTTACATAAGGTGGTGCGTGATGTATAGGATCTAATAATAGCTCGTCCATAATATGAAATATATAAGGTATATTATGTTGTTTGAGATAACTTATTGTTGAATATATGATACTTAAGTTATTCCATTTATCCATTAATTCGCTTTGAAAATACTTGTACCACATATTAGCATAAGCATTATCTTCGGTGCCTGTAGGCCTGGCTGTTTGCCAATGATTATTAATGATATTGTAATAGTCCCAACGATCAATCCAGGTCCAAAGAATAATGTTTAGGCTATTTTCGTCAGCATGATTTAATATTTTTTGTGCTATCCAACTATTGCCAACTCCTGGTTTAGCAAAACATCTATATTTTAGATCAAGTTCTTTAGCTATCAATGCAGGCCAAGTTAGTTGACTAGGATCGACTAAGCTATCTGGCGGACAATCTTTGAGATCACTGCCGTAAAAGAAACTATCTCCAAATGCTTTAATTGCTTTCATACTGTCTTATAAACTTAACTAGCTCATTAACATCGTAGTCCCATGAGTCTACTGTCAATTGTACATAAGATGGTTTTTCAAATACCTTGTTGGTATCTTCAAATCTACCTTTGTTAATAGTATCCATCCAAATAATAAAGTCTGGGCGAAATGCCTGTCTAGTTGCCTCAGTAGGACACACAAAGTCTGCTATAACATATCTGTCAGCACGTAGAACTATATCACATAATCTACCCATTCTTGTTGCTTGTTCAATACGATCAGCATCTGTGAAACCTAGATCACGATTAATATGATTGCGTATTTCGTCAGCATTAAACCAAACGCATTTAAGTTTCTTTTGTAGTTGTTCTGCTAGGGTAGTTTTACCTGCTCCGGGTAAACCCATTATCAATATTTTCATAAAAATACTTATGAAATTATTTTAAGCCGGCGATATTTTTTAGATTTTGTATATCAGCATCGTTTTCGTAGATAGTTTTAGTTTTTAAACCAGCACGTGTACGTACCTCATTTAATCCTAGCTCTTTGTCTAAACGATATGCTTTTGGTGATGTTGGTACAACTCTTTCAAAGTT